TCTACATGCTACACAGCAACTAGCTGACAAGCTGATGATGCAACTACAATCATCCAGCAGCAACTTGATGGATACAGTCACGCTGACCAATCAGGTATGTGTCACACTGGCACGTATCTATCAGCGTGGCTTCAAGGTGGACTTGAAGGTGCTTGAGGATGTGCGTCAAGAGTTTGAACAAGAGAAGTGTCAACTTATTGACGACTTGCAATCACATGTCCGTAAAGTTATGGGTGACACACCTATCAATCTCAATAGCCCAGAGCAATTGTCTTGGGTTATATATGGACGCAGGGTTATAGATAAGCATGACTGGGCTACTATGATTGACCCATACATGCCTGACGATGAGTTCAGACATCTTATAGCTACACGCACCCAACGACTATACCGCACCAAAGCTGTGCAGTGTAAGGAGTGTAACGGCAGTGGGTACATACGCAAGATTAAAAAGAATGGTGAGCCTTTCGCCAAGCCAAGTAAGTGTCCAGAGTGTCACACAGAGGGCTATCTGTTCAACCCTACAGACACACTGGCTGGCTTCAAGTTCAAGCCACCTACAGCTAAGTGGGCATCAGCTAATGGCTTCAGTACAAGCAAGAATAACTTGCAATTGCTAGAGGCAGGTGCTAAGTCTAAGGGTATGGATGATGCAGTTGAGTTCCTGTCTAAAGTCAGACGGCTCAGTGCTGTTGATACGTATCTGTCATCCTTTGTTGATGGCATCAAGAACTACACAAAGCAGGATGGTATGCTACATGTCAGCTTGCTACAGCATCGCACATCGACAGGCAGACTGTCTGGTGCTAATCCTAATATGCAGAACATGCCACGTGGCGGCACGTTTCCTGTAAAGAAAGTATTTGTGTCACGATGGGATGGAGGTAAGATACTTGAGGCTGATTTCGCACAGCTAGAGTTTCGTGCTGCCGCTTATTTATCACAGGATGGAGTTGCAATTGAAGAAGTTTCTACTGGGTTTGATGTACACGCATACACCGCTAAGATTATTACCGATGCTGGTCAGCCTACGAGCCGACAGGATGCGAAGGCGCATACTTTCGCGCCGTTATATGGCGCATCAGGATATGGTCGCACAAAAGCAGAGGCAGCGTACTACGAACACTTCAACGACAAGTATTCCGGCGTGGCAGCATGGCATGCCAAGTTGGCTACGGAAGCTATCACGACACAGAAAATTGTAACACCATCTGGCCGTGAGTTTTCATTCCCCGATGTAGAAAGGAAGTATAATGGTCGGGTATCACACTTCACACAGATAAAAAACTACCCTGTGCAATCTTTTGCTACAGCAGATATTGTGCCGATAGCACTTCTTTATATTGATAAACTACTTGACACGATGAAGTCTTGTGTGGTAAACACTGTGCATGATTCGATTGTCATTGATGTTCATCCTGATGAAGAGAAGGCTGTGCTTGAAGCAATCAACACCACTAACAGGGAGTTACCAAATCTAATTACAAGCAGGTGGGGAATAGATTTTAATGTTCCTCTGTTACTAGAGTCAAAAATAGGACCAAATTGGCTTGACACAAAGGATGTAATTTGATATAACTACGGTTCTAAACGCTAAAGAAAGGAGAATTGTATGACACAATTGACAACAGTAGATACGAATAACTATGCCGCTATGGCGAAAGCTATGGGCATTGCACATGAGAAGACCTCATCATCTTCTAGTTCTCTTGCTCGTCTGCGCATCAGTCACGCACCTATCATGGGTACGGCTGAAGTAAATGGCAAGAAAGTGAACGTAGAAGTGGTAGAAGGTGGCGCATACAAGCTAGAAATTCCTGACGGACCTACACACTACGCTACATCTATCAAGATGCGTCCTTTCATGCAACGCTTCATGCACAAGCGTTTCGTACAGGGTGATGCAAAGAACCCTAATCGTTACGTGAAAAGCGTGATGGCTGACACACTGGACATTGATCTCAAGGACAATGACGGTGGGTTCAACTGCGGTAAACCCGCAGGATACATCAAAGACTTTAAGGCACTCCCGCAATCACAGCAAGACCTGCTCAAGCAGATTAAGCGTGTACGTGCTGTCTTTGGTGAGGTAGAGTTGGTAAACCCAATGAACGAGAATGGTGAGCCTGTTGAGGTAGCACCTACCCCATTCATCTGGGAGATTGATAACCGTGATGCCTTTAAGGAGATCGGTGCCAGCTTTACAACATTGGCAAAGATGCAACGCTTGCCCATCCAGCATATTATCACTGCGAATACCAGTGAGCGTAAGATTCCAACAGGGGCATCATACTTTGTACCTGTGGCATCGCTGGATGTTTCTACAACCATTGAGTTGACTGAGCAGGACCAAGCCTTGTTTGGTGACTTCATGTCTTGGATTGATAATTACAATAACTACATTATCAATGCATGGGCAGAGAAGGCTAACTCTAAAATGGAAGATGACGATGTTAACGTGGTCGATGATCTTGTTGACATTGAAGTCGAAGATGAGGTAGCATAATGCATCACCCTGCTGAACTAGCACTCCATCAATACATGGAAGATGCAGTCAAAGGCAAAACAGAGATGTCAGAAGAGACAATAGAGCAAGTTTCTTCTGACATTGCCGAAGCACTGCATAAGCAGTTTGGTAGTGGTAAAAAGCGGGGCGACTTTAAATTACGTATGTCAAACGTAGGTCGCCCCACTTGCCAACTCTGGTACGAGAAGAATAAACCAGAGGTAGCTTTACCATTGCCTACAACATTCGTAATGAACATGATGCTGGGTGATATTGTCGAGGCTGTATTTAAAGGCTTATTGAAAGAGGCAGGAGTAAAGTATGAAGAACCTGAACATGTCACTCTTGAATTGGATGGCACATCCGTTAACGGAACATATGATATTGTTGTTAATGGGGCTGTGGATGATGTTAAGTCAGCATCTGATTGGTCTTATCGTAACAAGTTTGAGTCATATGAAAAGCTGGCTGATGGGGATGGGTTTGGTTATATAGGACAGCTTGCTGGTTATGCCAAAGCATCCGGTAAGGATGTTGGCGGCTGGTGGGTTGTGAATAAAGCCAATGGAAAATTCAAGTATCTTCCTGCATCTGGCCTTGACTTAGATACAGAAATAGCTAAAATACAAAAGACAGCAGACACAGTAAAGGAGAACAAATTTGAAAGGTGTTTTCAACCAGTACCAGAGAAGTTTAGAGGTAAGGAGACGGGCAACAAAGTACTTAATGATGGGTGTAAGTTTTGTGCTTATCGTTTTGATTGCTGGGATGATTTGAAAGAACATCCATCAGTAATGTCACAGGCTAAAGTGCCGCCCATCGTAGCTTATATTGGAGATATAGTTGTACCATAAAGCATGGAGAGCAGCACGTAAATATGGGTATCGTAGTGGGCTAGAACTAACCATTGCAGAAAAGTTAAAAGCTGAAAAGATCAGATTTAGATATGAAGCTATTAAGATCGAATGGGAAGACCTAGCCTACCGTACCTATACCCCTGACTATATTCTAAAGAATGGTATTATAGTTGAGGTCAAGGGTAGGTTTATGGCAGCAGACAGACGCAAACACATACAGATAAAAAAACAACATCCAGAACTTGACATTCGTTTTGTGTTTGAGAATAGTAGAAGTAAGATACGCAAGGGGGCCAAGACAACCTATGGAGATTGGTGCATCAAGAATGGTTTTAGATACTATGACCGCATCATCCCCGAAGATTGGCTAAAGGAAAAGGGTAAAGATAAACACCCTGACTTTATATGTCACCCTAATTCAACAGTGAAGAGGAGAAAAAGAAAATGAACAAAGATGAGTTACTAGACAATTTCAATGATGAGGACTTTGTGATTCGTATTCGACCCTTTTCTGATGATGAGGGGCAGTGGAGTGGTGAGTTAGATATCTCTATCATAGCATTTCCTGAAAACCCACTTGATGACGAGGACTACGGAAACATCATGCACTTTACTAAGATGATGTGCGCTACTGTTCCTGTTATGGAACAAGAAGAAACTATCCGTAATATAATGCACGAGTATGTACTTAAAGTTCTTGACAACGAAATGGATATTGATGTAGAACTAGAAGATGAGATGGGTGTAGAGAAAACATACGACGGTAATGTAGTTCATCTTGCATTCAACACTAAGACAGGAGGCAATGCCTGATGAGGCATGAGCAGTACATGAAAAACAAACTAGCTGAAGATGAGGAGAAATTGATGGATGAGTATTATACAAAGCAAATGAAAGATACAAAAGCAGACATGGTGAACAGTCCTTCGCATTACAATCAGTCAGGTATTGAGTGTATTGCTGCTATTCAGGCTGCACTAGGACCAAACTTCAAGTACTACCTACAGGGTAATATTATGAAGTACCTGTGGCGGTTTGATTACAAGGGTAAGCCTCTTGAGGATTTACAGAAAGCACAGTGGTATCTCAATACCCTGATGGAAGATGTGGCGGCTAGTGATGAGAGTTAAAGTATTCATTACCCTCGACATAGACGAAGAAGAGTACCCCATACCTGCGGATGGGCAGGTAGGAGAAGAAATAGAAGACGGCATCGCAGAATACTTCTATGATGTAGACGGTGCCGATATTAGAACAATACGAACTATAACGGAGTGAGAGATGAACAATTATTTACCAACAGACTATCAGAACTTTATTGCACTTTCTAGGTACGCCCGATGGAAAGAAGATGAACAGCGTCGTGAGACATGGGGTGAGACAGTCGCACGATACTTTGATTATATGACACAGCATCTCAAGAGCAAGCACAAGTATGTCCTGTCGGATGAACTACGTGGTGAACTTGAGCAAGCTGTGTTAAACCAAGACATCATGCCAAGCATGAGAGCATTGATGACCGCTGGACCTGCGCTTGACCGTTGTCATGTGGGCGGTTACAACTGCTCTTACGTACCTGTCGATAATCCAAGAGCATTCGACGAGACTATGTACATACTCATGTGCGGCACTGGTGTAGGCTTCTCAGTAGAACGTCACAACATTGAGAAGCTACCTGTCGTCAACGAAGACATGCATCTTAGTGATACAGTCATCAAGGTTGGCGACTCTCGTCCGGGCTGGGCCAAGTCACTGCGTGAACTAATCTCTCTCCTCTACGCAGGACAGATACCCCAATGGGATACGTCAGAGGTTCGTCCTGCTGGCGCACGTCTCAAGACCTTTGGTGGTAGAGCAAGTGGCCCAGCCCCACTTGAGGAACTGTTTGAGTTCCTTGTAGAGAAGTTCAAGGGTGCAGCAGGTCGTCGCCTGTTCCCCATTGAATGTCACGACATCATGTGTAAGATTGGTGAGGTTGTAGTCGTAGGCGGTGTACGTCGTAGCGCACTCATCAGCCTGTCCAACTTGAATGATGACCAGATGGCACATGCCAAGTCAGGTATGTGGTGGGAGAATGAAGGACAACGTGCGCTGGCTAACAACAGCGTAGCCTACAAGGGCAAGCCAGAGATGGGTACATTCATGCGTGAGTGGGTATCCCTGTACGAAAGCAAGTCCGGTGAACGTGGTATCTTCAATCGTAAGTCAGCACAGGTACAGGCAGCTAAGAATGGTCGCCGTGAGGTAGAGCATGATTTCGGATGCAACCCTTGCAGTGAAATTATCTTGCGTCCATACCAGTTCTGTAATCTGTCTGAGGTTGTTGTGCGGTCATCAGACACGCAGCAGACGCTTACCGACAAGGTTCGTCTTGCCACTATCTTGGGTACGTTCCAGTCTACATTGACTGACTTCAAATACCTGCGTAATATATGGAAGAAGAACACAGAAGAGGAACGCTTGCTTGGTGTGTCACTGACAGGTATCATGGACAATGACATGATGGCTGGTAAGTCAACGCATCTGGGCAAGAACATTGGGGCTACACTCAATGCACTCAAGGAACAGGCTATTAAAACTAACGCATCTATGGCACGGCAGCTTGACATTCCACAGTCAACAGCTATTACCTGTGTCAAGCCTAGTGGTACAGTCTCGCAGCTTGTTGACAGTGCCAGTGGCATTCATGCCCGTCACAACCCATACTACATCCGTACTGTACGGGGTGATAACAAAGACCCAATCACACAGTTCCTTGTGTCAGAGGGTATACCGGCAGAGCCTGATGTGATGAAGCCTGATAGCACGACAGTGTTCAGCTTCCCAATGAAGTCACCCAACAGTGCAGTATGTCGCACAGAGATGGATGCCATTGAGCAGCTTGAGTTGTGGTTGCAGTATCAGCGTCACTGGTGTGAGCATAAACCATCTGTCACTATCTCTGTGAAAGAGAATGAGTGGATGGCTGTAGGCTCATGGGTGTACGAACATTTCGATGAAGTGTCAGGCATCAGCTTCCTGCCATTCAGTGAGCATACGTACAAGCAAGCACCTTATCAGGACATTGATGAGGATACGTACAGAGAACTCTTGACACAGATGCCTAAGAGTGTTAATTGGAATATGCTACAAGAGTTTGAGAAGGAAGACACTACGTCTGGTGGACGTGAGTTGGCTTGTACGGCTGGCGTGTGTGAGGTAGTGGACTTGAACGCAGCGTGATTGAAGGAGCAGACATGCCTAACTGGTGGCAGTGGTGGTTGTTACTAGCCATCACTGTCAACACCACAATCAATATTGTTGTATTCTTCAAGCACAGGTTTAAGAAGAGGTAGTGTTATGCAATTTGAATTGTTCTCAATAGAGTATGAAGAAGATGAAAATGGTATTTTATGTAGAGACTGTAACATAAGAAAACCAAGAGAGTCGTTTAGATTATACAGAAGAGCAACGGGAGATAGAGAATGTAGAAGCACATCCTGTAAAGACTGCCAGAAAAAACACAATCAGGTTGTTAATAGGATACGAAAGACAGCACCGCCTATGACAAAGACCTGTCAAGCCTGTGGAAAAGAACACGACAAACTTGTTCTTGACCATTGCCATGAAACTGAGACATTTAGAGGATGGCTATGCTCTCCCTGTAATCTTGCTTTAGGAACACTGGGAGACAGCATTGAAAGGGTTGAAAAGGCGTTGAGTTATCTAAAGAAAAGTAAATCAAAGAAAGGAGTTGACAGATGAGAGAACAGATGATAGAGGTACTACGTAAACATGCACAGGCAAACGTAGCACTGCATGTTGCCAACATTGAATGTTATCTACGTAACCCAGTAGGGATAGGAGAACATTCAGACATTATGGAAGCTATGCAGGGGGAGTTGGACAAGATTGCAGCACATGAAGATAGGCTTGACATCTTGAACAATTACTTCAATGAGTAAGAA